AGCCTTACGTCCTGCACCTACTCTTTTGCCTCCGTGTGTCATTTTGAAATATTTTGATTAATCAAGTCTATATTATATAATAGAAACTACTTGAATTCATTTGGCAGCATTAGTCTTATTCCTAATTCACTTAAAGCCCATATACGTATTTGGTCTGCATATACTTCAAAGTCTTTAGTGTTCATTCTCGCTGTGCTGTTTACTGTTTGTAGTCCTATCTGTTTATCGTTTATCTCTATGCTTTGCCACTCACTTGAAAACTTAACCTTTAAAGCATCATGTAATTCGTCTGGGAAGTAGCCTAGCTCTGCTGCTAATGGTTGTACTATACAAGCCCAATAATAATTGTTCTGCATATTGCTTCTATTGTTTCTTTGTTTCTTAACTTTAACTATATAATCATTACCTAATTCTTTTAAATAGTTTATCAGGCTTTGCTTATCTTTATTAGAATTAATTACAAAGTTCACTAATCAAAAGGTTCGTTTATACCACGTTCTCCAATTAGCTTTTCTTTTGCACCCTCCCAGAGCTTATCTCTTCTCTTGCTTAAACTAGGCTCTGTTCTTTTAAGGTTTGGCATTCCTTCAGTTGGTTCTGACTCCATATATAGACCACAACCACATTCAGCTTCTTTTGTTACCCATTTACCATCTCTATAAACAATAGTAGCTTTAGGTATTTCTCTTTCAACCATTCCACAAGAACATCTGTATAGTGTCATCTTGCTAAAGCCCCTGTTCTTGTTTCGCTTTTCTTATATAACTTATCAAGTTCAAAGTGTAAATGGTTTATAGCTTTTTGTATATCTTGCTCGGCAGGGTTGCCTTTTTTCTTGCCCGCACGTAAGAGATAGGAAACTGCTACACCTGTATTGTAGCCTAAATCAAAATCTTCTACTACTTTTCTAGCAGTATATTTATACATCTTTCCTATATAATAGCTAGGCTCAGGAGTCTTTTTGTAGTCTTCTTTCTTTGTCATTTTCTAATATTTTAATTAATCCTTCTTGTGTGTTAAGTGTTCTTGGTCTTGATGCTCTTCTATATTCTTCAGGCGAGTATATAAGTTTAACCTCTCTTACTAAATCTTCATCATCATACTTTACTATCCATCTACTAGAATGGTGCATCTTATTTCTTTTAATGTGTGCTAAGTAACTCATTTTTTTATTTTTTTAATTTTATATAATATATAACCTGCAAAAGGTGTGCCTAATAATAACGTTATTAAACTTGGATGAGGTTCACCACAAGCACCAGTTAAATGTCTAATAAAATCAAGCATATTTTTTATATAGTTTTTTAATGCCATCAAAGCAGGTAGATATACAAGAACCACAGTTAGTAGTAGTAGAGTAATTAGTTCCGTGTATTGTGTTGTATATCTCTATCATCTTTTTCTTTGCTGCTATGTCTTTTGCTCTTCCAGTTTTTAAATCATCCCAAACTTTAATAACTTCATCTATTATTTCTTGCGGCAAGTCATCAGGTGTTTCTATCTCTGTTGTCTTTTGCCATTTCTTTTGGCTGCATTCCATAGGTGCCAAACGTGCTTTAATTTTCATAAAACAACCGCAGTCTTTACAAGTTCCTGTTGGTTTAAAATAATACACACAGGATTTGCAAATAGTTATTCTATCTTCATATACTTCATTTGGTACAAAGAACCTATTCATGTTCTGTAATCAGGATGTCTAAAGCCAAACATCATAAAAAAAGAATCGTGTGTCTTTGGGTTATACATCTTCATTTAAATTGTTTTTAATTATTGTTCTTACTTTGTCTATTGTTGTAAAAATACTATTGCGACTTATCCTAGTTTTAGCAGCTAAAGAATCTAATGTCTCTCCTGTGTAATATAACTTAAATAATTCCCTATCGTACCAATACTCAATTTTGTTTAGTTCTTTATTTATTAGTTCTAGTTTTTCTTCTTTAGTGTTATCTATTTCTTCGTTTGCAATATTTGATATATGTTTATTATTAGCAATATTGTGTGCCACATCATCATTACTAAAAGTTGTACTGCAATTATAACTAGCACTATCAATATGTGTATAATACTTTTCATACTTATAATAAAAATTACTTCTTGTACTTGTTAATGCTCTTCTTAATGCAACCGCGCCATATTTTATGATTCCTTTTTTTCCGTCTTTTTTCCAAATAGACCTTAGGGTAGAAGGGTCCATACTGAGGAAATATAACATCAACTCCTGTACGGCTTCGTTAACTTTATTTTCATCTTTAGTAAGACCGTAGGTCATTGTTCTAAACTTATCAGTAAGCTTTGCTATCTCTTTATAAATCTCAGTCATTTATTATTTCTAAATCATAAAGCTTGTTAGCAGTTTCCTGCACCATTTGTTCTAGTACAACCTTGTATGCTCTTATAACTGCTGCATTGTTTCTAGTTTCTAAACCTGCAAAAAATCCATTTGTTGCTACTGAAAGATTAACTGGTATTATCATTAACCAATCGTGAAACGTACCATTTTCTTTAGCCCCACTACCATAAGTGTTTGAATACTCAATGATTGTATTTATCACTTCTAAATAATTATTGTATTTTGTCTTTGTAGATACTTCTTGTGCAAAATTTAAAGACATAGTTAAATAAATCTCAATTATTGATTTATGTTCTTCGCTTGAATAAACAGGCTCTTGCATACGCCAAAGATAATAAAAAGGTTACTCAATTCCCTTTTCTTCTTTTAAGTTTTTAACAAGTGACTTGTAATAACTTATAAGGTCTTCATAATCTACTCTAGTAAACTTCTTTATTTGCCTTGATTTAAATTGCAATTCTTCAGCAGTACCTTCACCATATTTTGCATCTAAAGCTAATCCAAATTTGTACTGTTCGCCTTGCCCAAATAGATTATCTGCTGCTGATTGTGGTTGTACATTGGTTTCATCCCATCTTGTTGACAGGCTTTTTCTTGACATAAAATGTCCTGCGTGAATACTCTTGTAATGATATACCCTTCCTGAAGTAAAACATTGTACCATTCCGTATTCGTTAGATTCTCTAAGTCTTATGTAAAGACTAAACCATTTGTCAAGTTCTTTTTTAAGTTTGCTTATTGTCTTCATATATTTGTATAAGATTCTCTATTTCATCTCTTGGAATAAATCCTGATTGATGTATAACCACATGAACCATAGAAGGAACTGCAATAAGATTATCTAAGTTGTTATTATTATGGTTAAAATCTATGTGATGAATCTCCCAATTATCAGGAATTTTTCCTATATTATGTTCATATAGTTTTCTATAATTTATTGCCATAAGCTGCTTTGTATTAATTCTTCAGGTGGTAATGTGTAAATATATTTTGCAATTGTTGTATTTCTGCCAAATCTAGTTTTTTTAGTTAATGGCATACTGTCTATATCATAACCATCTTTTCTATGATTAAATATAATTGCTGATAGTCTTGTTGCACCATACTCTTTAATTGCTTCATAGCTTGTTATACTTCCATAAGTTTTTAAATGCCAAAGTATAGCATCTGATTGACTTTTAACTTGGTCTTGTGTAATTGTGATTTTTTTCATTCTTTTAGTTTAAAATTTATATGCAGCACTATTGCTGCTAATATTACCCACCCTATCATCTTAGTAGTTTTGGTTCAGGTCTGTAATGTGGTACTTGCTTAGGGTCTTCTCCTTTATCAACTCTTGACCTTGCATCCCAAACTACATCTTGATGCTTTCTTAGCCATTTCATATAAGTTGGAACTGTTAAATGTATAAAGTCACTAGTAATTGGGCTTCTAACACCTAAGTTAAAAGCATTTTGTGCATCTTCAAAATAAAAGTTCTTATACATTCTAGCTAAATCATCTGCTAGGCTTTGTGACATAATGCTTATAGTATCTTCATCTACATTATTTTGTCCTAGTTCTATGTATGTTTTGCTTATTAAGTCAACTGATAACATTAGTAAGTCTTGTTTTGACATTGTTTTAATTAGTTTCATTTAAATTGTTTTTTTAGTTTTTCTTTTACATTTAAGTTTTTTTGTATATGCTGATGTATTTTACTCATTGATTTATTATGCTTATGCTCTCTGTTTTCCCAAGTTCTAACACAAGCTTTCCAATCTTTCATTTTATTTTTTCCTATTTTCCAATCCTTACTTTCGTAAAAATCTATAAATGCTTCTGCTTTTATATTATTATTTCGTAATATACAATATTTATTAACTTCATCAATATTTGGTTTTTTAAAGCTCTTTTTATTATTATATGTAATATTAGTATTATTGTTTATAGTATTACTCTTTAATGTTTTTTGTAATAGGGTATTACTGTTTTCATCTATACCCCCTTTCATTATTTTGATATACCTATTCTCAATTTCTTTAGTACCTTCCTTGTATGTATAATGTGTTTTAATATATCCATATTTTACTAATTCACTTATCCACCCTGATATTGTGCCTTTACTCTTATCATATAAATCTGAAAAATATTTATTAGATGCAAAGCATTTACCATTCATACCACATAGTGCAGTAATCTCAGCATACATTAACTTAACATTTGGTCTTAACCTGTTGTCATATCTAACGTCTGCTGATATTATTGCATAGTAGTTTGGTTTCTCCATTATATTATTTCAAGATTATAATTACAATCTGTCATTGCAAACTTACATTTTTGTAATTGATTATAAAAATCTTTGTAAGAAACTTTAACATCTGTTTCAACTCTTCCAGAAGTTATTCTAATTGTTGTTTGATGATTATAACTATTCATTACTCCATTATCTTTAAGATGTCTTTTCAAATGGTTTAAATCTGCAAAAGTTCTTTTAGCACCTTTTAAG